TCCATAAGTTGGGAAATTATAAGACACCCTCCTTCTACTTGTGGAAACTTAAAAATACCAGGAAGGATTATAGATAGATATGAGATCGTGTGAAGTCGCATGGTGTTCCGAGCCGGAGTGTGCACCATCAGGACGGTGCCGGGTCCACATGGAGGACATACCCGACGGAGACCCGAGACTCGGACCCCTGCTGACATTCTGCTCCAAAACCATAACTTTTCCCCAGGCCACCGAGGGTCTGGGAAGGTTTTTTTTCTTGGAGCACAGTAGAGATGGTCGCCTCTGTCAAGTGTCCGAAGTGCTTCAAAGAGTTCACGGACCCGAAGTTCCTATCGAGGGCCCAGGGGAAGTTGAAACGGCATGAGGAAGATCGCAAGAATCCATGCGACTCGAGAGATTCATATACATTTACGAGGGATATCGAGTACGTCCCACCTAATATTGGGTCGTTGGACTTGACTGAGCTCGTGGAGTCTCTCAACGAGCACATTCGTTTCCGTCACATCGCCAGTCACATCTTCAACCAGCTGAATGACCGCAACAGGTTTGCCGTCTGGCCCAACGTGGCGACCTATGACGTCTATTACATGGAGGATGGTGAGGCTGTCAGGGCAACCCCAAGCGACTTTGTCCTCGTCTACTGGAACCGGGTCATGCAGGACCAGGTGGTTCCTCTGCTCATCGAATCGTGGCCTCGGTTCGAAAAGTACTGTACGTGGGTTCGGGACCATAACCCGGCCTGCAGAGACTTCCTCGAGTCCAAGACGTTCACACAGGCTGTCCTCAACAGCTTCCTCCAGTCTGAAATGTTCAGGGACATGCGGACGTCCATCAGTTCACATTTGAAAGAGGTTCCGAGGACCTTGCGGTCTGAAATCCGTTTCAATATGGGTATCGGGTCAAAAGACCTTGGGGTGATCTTCGAGGCCAAGTGCAACGTCTGGAATTGTGGGCGACCTTTGAAGGAGCGCGGGGCGTGTAGGTTTCATCTCCAAAGCATGAAACCAGGTGAAGTCAGGCCTCCTCTTCCGGAGCGCGTCGAGACCCCCGCAGAATGGGTGGGACCGAACAGCTCGGAGGACGTATTTGAACAGTTGATGAACCGAAAGCAAACTTCCGGATTTTTTGGAGATGACTAATTCCAAAAAGGGGGTGAGGGGTGGTCGGGCGGCCAAGTCCCGGCATATACTTCCAATTCCTAATGGGGTGTACCCCCCTTTCGGAATTGGAAAATTCTTATTTAGATTATTTTAATAATTTGTATATAATCCTCTTTTGGAATTGGAAAACCAGTCGTAAAACCCGTTTGAAACTCTCGACATTGTTGCGTCTTGGAAAACTTTCTGGAAAAACTCAGTCAAACATCAGACCGGCAATTCCGTTCTCGACCCGAAGGACGTTCTGTGACGTGGCAATGACCCGGAATTTCTTCGCGGGATAGACTGCACCCGGATTAAAGACGTTGAGTTGCAAAAACACGTTGCGGATCCTGCTAAAGTTGATGGCGCCCGAGGAGTTGCGGCTACTCGGGTTTTTTGCGAAAACATACATGAAAAATTGCCTTCCNAAAATTTGAGGNTGNGGTGAGGTTGTTGGGGGTTTGGAAAAGAAGTTGACGTGGTGGTTGAACGGCTCGATCGCCCCGACGTAGAGGGCGTTTGTGCACGAGGTCAAGAATGCGTCCTCGCCGTTGAATGTCATCCCGAGACTCTGCAGGTTCGGGTTTGTCGACCCGGCGACCACATAGTCGTAAGGCGCGTTTCCGACCGGCTGAGTTATGAAAAAGAGCTCCTTGATAGGACCGGAAAACTCCAGTTCGAACACGGCGCTCTGGAACCCCTGGGCCAGATCGAACTCCTGATACTGCGTCTGTGTGATGACATAGTCGATCTGATGGTTCTGGAACCAGTTAATCTCGGGGTTGGCCAAGTAGACGTACTCGGTGATGATAGTCGCGCTCAAGGTCGGGTCAGGAACGGAGATGGCTGTCAGTTCGGAGAATTCCCGGAAGGTGACCCAGACCTCGACGTCCTGGCGACCGAGCGCCGCGATAGGTATGGACAGCTCGGGGTTTTCATAGAAATAGTACGGAAGGTTGATGAAGTAAGTTCGGCCNGGGGGTGGGATGGACGTCCCTGTGTCGTANTTGCCCGTCAGAAGCTGNAGACCAGGCTGGTTCTCGTANGGGANGTTCAACTCGTTCCAAATCTCGATGTATTCTCCNGTGATGCTCTGGATGGTCTGGCCNCCAATCTTNAGGTCCGCGTTCTTGATGATGTGAGTCCCGACCGAGTCGCAGTAACTGAAATCGGGCGTAATGGCGCCGGTGCTGATGCTCGAGGCCAGGGCCGCGACCGAGATGTACGTCCCAGCGAGGACGTTGGCCGAAAGATTGTTAATAATTCCGACCGAAATTGAATACAGGGCGCTGGTGTTCGAGACGCTGAACGGAACCGATACGGTGTAGGGCGGTGCGATACTCGATGCGACTGCATGGGTCTGTTGGGAAAATGCTGGGTCGGTGCTTACTATCGAGACGGTCGAGACGGCNTTNGACGTGTATAAGACGGCCGTCATCATGAAGGACATGACGTTCGTGAACGAAAGGTTCCCCCCAGAGGTTGTGGTAATCATGGCCGAATTTGTATTTGAACTGTAGAAGGTGCTCGCGAGGTTTATGAAGCCCGAGGGCGGGAGGGTGTTCGATGTGCTCTGGTACAGAATTCCGTTGTATGGAAGGATAGTTTCAGCCTGCGTAGGCGGAAGGACGCCCACCTGGTTAATCGCAAAGAATGAGTTGGCGTTCAGGGTCGAGAGGGAGCCGGTCGTCGATACGTTGAGATAGTACGAGAAAAGGGTGTTTGCGACCAAGGGCATCGAAAAGCAAAAGGTGGGATTCCGTCCCTGGATCGACATGTCGTACGTGTAAATAATGTTCGAACCGTATCCCAGTGAGACGTTTGCGACATACGACGGGTCATTGAAACTCAGGGAGCCCGAGATGAGGTACGCGCCGTTCAACTGAAAATTCATCATGGAATTAGAATCGAGGGTCACTGTGCTNTTTTGGGGAGTCACGTTTCCGTATAGGGGAACGGGCGCCAGAGACGTGCTCGCGAGTGTGACGTCAGTCGAAAGCTGGTAAATATCATTCACCGGGATGGCCGAAAAGTACGTCCCTGTGAGGAGGTTCACGCCGCTTGTCGTGACGTAAAAGTAATAGAAAAGGCCAGGAGTTGTGACGATGATGGGAATAATTATGGGTGTCGAGGGGTTAGGCGACACCGTACAATTGGAGGTGTAAATGAAGGAAGGGATCGGGGGGGCGCCGTCCGTTGGGGAGGATCCGTACGCCAGGTTCTGGACCGAACCGCCCTGGACGTTGAAACCCATCTGGACTGTATAGTACCCCGGGTTGATGAACTTGATNCACCCCCCGGGTGTTATAGCGTAATTACTCGGTGAAAAATCATTCTGAGTCCAATACTTGATGCTCGACGGGTTGACCTCGAAAAAGTTGAGAAATTGCTGGGAAGATGTCGGGACAGTCTCGGCGAGGCTGAGGTACACCCCTGTGAGGATGTTCGTGGGCAACCCGACCGTCTGGATCCAACCAGACTGTTGAAGGGTGTAGTCTGGTGTCAGGGTCGATATGAAGACGTTTGCGAAGGTGTTCGAAGGCGAAATGGAATTGGCCGAAAGGTTCGACAGGGACGAGACGGTCGCGTTGTAAATAATGTTTGATCCTGCCGCCGTTGTGTAATTGACCGGATCGAGTCCCCAAAAAATGCTGGAGAGTGCGGAGTTGTCCGGCGCGCCCGCCGTCACAATGACGTTCGAGACGTTCGAGAACACAAACTTGTTAAGAGAATAATTATAGCTCGCATAAGGACCGAAATTAGAATCGAACCAGCCGGCCAGAGATGCTACGTTCGTTGAATAGTACTGGAAATTTGTGGGGGCGGTGAGGGGACCCACGATGGTGCCATTCGAGAAGCCAAACCAGAGGAGGGGGAAATTCGTCGCTGACGGAGTGGGCCCCCACGTCCAGTCTTCTCCGGGGTTGTACAGAGCCGGAAGGTTGATTTTGAGCGTCAATCCTCGTATGAGATCCCCTTTGGGAGGGATGCGACAAATGCTCGTTTTTCCATATGTGATGCTCTGATCTATAAAGGGAATGTCATAGGCTTCGAGAACAAAGGGGGTGTGGCGCTTGTAGACGCCCGCAAAGTACGTCACCTGCGGTTCGCCCGTCAAGTAGGCATCCTGCTGACCGATGGCGGCCAACTGGATGTATCCGGCTGACATTTGTCGCCTCTAGTAATGGTAGAGAGATTAGTGCCCGAGACGTTCCGCGACTCCCAGCACAGGTCGCGCTAGAGTCCAGTGTGAATTTTGTTTGAAAATTGGAGGAGGAGATGTCTCTACAGCTCCGAAAGTTCGATCCCAGCAAGATGGGCGACGACAAGGTGTGCGTCTTCATCGGTAAGCGCGGGACGGGCAAGTCGACGCTGGTCACGGACATCCTGTGGCACAAGAAGCACCTGCCGGCCGGCATCGCCATGTCTGGAACAGAGGAGGGGAACGGGTACTACAAGCAATTCATCCCGGACCTCTTCGTCTTTGGAGATTACAACAAGGATGCGCTCGAAAAGATCATCGAGCGTCAGAAGAAGCTCTTGGCGGCCGGGAAGTGCACGCCGGTATTTGTGCTCATGGACGACTGCATGTACGACCGCGCCTTTATGAGAGACATTGCGATCAGGCAGTTGTTTATGAACGGACGACACTGGAAGATTTTCTTTATGATGACGACCCAGTACTGCATGGATATGACGCCCATGATTCGGACCAACGTCGACTACGTGTTTGCCCTGCGCGACAACGTACGGCAGAACCGAGAGAACCTGTACAAGGCGTTCTTCGGCGTCTTCCCGACGTTCGACAGCTTCTGTCAGGTCATGGATGCGACCACAGAAAACTACGAGTGTCTGGTGCTCGACAACACCAGCAAGTCGAACAAGATTACGGACTGTGTTTTCTGGTACAAGGCGCCCATTCGCAAGAACTTCAGGGTCGGTGGGGCTGCATTCTGGCAGTACCACCAGAGGCATTACAATGCCCGGGCGGCTGCAACTGCTGGATCTATAGCACCACCGCCCAAGAGAAAGGGGTCGGTCGTGAACGTGGTGAAGCGGAAGTAGACCCGCGCCAAGCCTCTTAAGAGAAATTCCCAATCGAAACTAGATGACGAGGTCACAGGCCCCTGAACAGTCTGCCATGATGACTTACGACCCAAGCACGAGCTCGATTTTGAGCGACCTCCCAGAGGGGGCCACACTTACAGTGGACGAGGAGCTCGCCCATCAGGCGCTCAACCGCGAGAAGGGCGACCAGGCCAAGTCAGTCCCGACGGGGCTGATTAGGCGGACGCGACCTCCTTCGCCGGAAAAAGATGTTGACGAATCTCAAATGGCAGACTTTTCTACTCCTCTGGAGGAGCTCATGCCCGGCCCGAACCAAATGATCCAGAACGAGATGATGGGACCTCCCCAGCAGGCGCCCATGGTTGAGCGCGCTGCCAAGTCCAAGAAGTCTTCCTCCAACCCCTTTGGTCTGACCGATGACCAGTTCCAGGCGGCCGTCGCCGCCATCGCCGCCGCCATCGCATTCTCCAAGCCGGTCCAGAGCCGCCTGCGCACCATGGTGCCCAAGTTTGTGGGCGAGTCTGGTGAGGTGTCCCTGACCGGACTCGCCGTGACGGGACTGATTGTGGCAATCCTGTACTACTTTGCGAAGAAGTACGTGATTGAGAAGTAAATGAGCCGAGGCGGTGCCCGAAGGGCGCTGGCTCGTGGCAGCGCAGCTGTTCATATTTCATACAAGCTCCGCGAGGAACCTTCGGTCCCTCCCTCAGTCTCGAACAGTATCCCCACAATAAGACCTTTCTCCACCCTTTACATAAAACTTATTCTTGATGCACAGCTCTTTGAGCTCTTCAAACTTCTTCCAGAAATCCGACGTGTGATCGTATTCCGGGACGGACATGTGTGCCAGTTCATGAATGAGAACGTACATCGCCGAGTTGACGTCATCTCCATCCAGGCAGAGGTAAATCTCGTACCCCTTGTTGACGTTCGAACCTATCGGCCCCTTGTCCTTCGACCACCCGACCATCCCAGTGATGATCGCCGGTCGCATAACACCGTGCCA